CCAGCGCTCCACCACCAGGAGGCACGCGGAAGATGTTGGTGTTCTGGCGGGCACCAGTCTCAGCCATGAGGAAGCCGGGGAAGTTGGCGTACATGCCGGCATCGAGGAGTTCGCGCCACGCTGCCGTGATGGCGTTGACGGTGTTGCCCAGGATGTGCAGCAAGCCAATGTCGTAGAACCCGAAGCCGGGCACAAAGGTGTACTTCACGAAATTCTGCCGCGCTTCGGGCAGTTCACCATCCTCATCGTAGTTCCGCACGATGGAGAGGATTTTCTTGCTGCTGGCGTCGATCGTCACACGGTAGGGGATCTCGAGGCCGGTGACCTTGCCTTTGAACTTGTGGTGGAAGCCCTGCACATCCAGTTCGCAGTAGCACTCATAAATCTCGCGGTCGCGGTCGTCAGGGTTAGTGACGGAGACGGCAATGCCCTCCTGGCTGCGCTTCTCAAGCTGCACGCTGTCAAGCTGGGCCATGTTGGGGGTGTGGAGGTCAACGTCCTTGTACACGCCAAGGATCTGCATGCGCCGCACCACGCTGGGGCGCATGTACACCCGGTGGGTGATGCGCTTGGCGTTGCTCAGGTCGGTGGCGGCGTTGTTCACAATCAGGTCTTCGGCATCCACCGTCTCAGACACCGGGCGGTTGCGGAGGGGGCAGTAGTGAACCTTCTTGAACGCGGTGCCGCCGAACCCCAGCATCAGCAGCATGCGGTCGGTGTCGGGGTAATACTCTGTGGCCACCGCAGTCAGGTAATGGTTGAGGTCATTCTCCAGGGCGTCGGCCAGCTTGTCCTGCTCAAGGTTGGCGTTGTTGCTGTCGTTCCGCACCTTCACCGGGCCATCGGTGGGCAGCAACTCGCTCCTGGCATTGGCCTGGAAGCGAAGCACAGCCTCGAGGAGCAGGGGGTGGCGAACTCGGCTCATACCCTCCACAGGAGCCCCGTCAGCGGCCCCCTGGAGGCCTGGGATCTCGATCTTGAGGCCAAGGAGGCGCAGGCCGGTGGCGCGGTCCTCCATCCAGTCCTGGCGGCTTTGCTGGTCGTCAGAAATGCCGCGCATCAGTTCATCGGAAATGCGGGATAGCTCGAGGTCATCGATCTCATCGACCAGATTATCAAACCAGCCGGGCGGGTTTTCGTCGTCAGCTTCGGCAACCGGGCTGCCGTTCAGGCTGACAGTGATGCTGCCGTCAGGGTGATCAATGCGAAGGATATTGCCCTTGTCATCCACCTCGGGCACGTCTTCGCCCTCATCAGCGTCGATGATCTCAATATCCGCCGCTTCGGGCAGGGGCGCTGCTGGCGCTGCTTCTTCACGAATATTGGCGCTAAGGCCAGGGACGAGGGGCATGATTAACAGTCCTTGCTTTCGGGCAAAGTAACCACGGCGGCCTTATCACACAACATCCAATAGCGTGGAAGGAAAATGGTTACGGCGCGCCGTACAGTGGCGCAGGGTCTTTACCAATGTGGCGCATGCTCTCTTGCACCTGGGCAGTCCACTCCTCGCCGCGCGTCAGCATGCCTAGCTCTCGCATGTGGCGCAGGGCCTGAGACACGGTGTCCACTAGGTCATCGTGCTTGCCGCGCGGGAATGAGCCCACCTGCGTAATCACCTTATCGGCCCAAGTGCGGTCAGGGGAGAACACCATGCCCTCGGCGAACAAGTGCTGGATGGAGTAGAGCCTGGATAGCTTGTCCTGGCTCTTGGGGTCGATCAGCATGACGGCCCAGTCTTCGTGCCCGAACAGCCGCCGGATCTCCTGCGCCACGCTGATGCCGGCGGCTTTGTTCTCGATCAGGAGGCGATCGACCTTCATCGATCGACAAGTGTCAGCGGCCTTCTTCACCAGTTCGTGCAACTCAAGCCTTTCGGCCCAGGCGGTCATGAGCATGACGCGCGGGTGCTGCTGGCTGTATGCGCGCTCTACGCCGTCCTCGGTCTTGACGCTGCGCGCCATGACATCGCCGCTAAAGACACCCCATACGGTCAGGGCGCTGTAGTCGCCGTCAGACTTGGTGGTGTAGGCGGTATCAAGGCTGGCGACGATGAAGTCCATGGCGGGGTAGGCGTCGTGTTCCCACAACTGCCACCACTCCCGCTTGATGATGCCGCCGCCTCGAGGCTCTGGCCGCTGCTGAAGCTGGCCGGCAACGGCGTAGGGGCCCATGACCGCCTTGTCGCGCTCGACCACGTCTTCCGGAAACCTTTCCGGAAAGAGCAACTCGCCGTCTACGGTGCGAGGATCTGCGAAGGGGATTGGCTCATCTGACCACTCTGGCCACCACTCGACTGGGGTGGAGCAGGCACGGTCGGCTTCAAACTCCATTGGCAGCATGAGGTGCGTGTAGGGCAGGGCCTTGTCGAGGATGGTGCCGCTTACATCCTCCTCGTGCAGGCGCTGCATGATCACGATGATGGCCGAGTTCTTGGGGCTGTTGAGGCGGGTGGGCACCGCCTCGAGGAACCAATCGAGGGTGCTTTGCCGCTGCTGCTCTGATGCCGCGCTCTCGACGCTGTGAGGGTCATCGATGATCACCCTGTCACCACGAGAGCCTGTGATGGTGCCGGCGGCCACGGCTTCGCGGAAGCCCATGGATGTGTTTTCAAACTTCAGCTTGGCGTTCTGGTCTTTCGCCAAGCTGACGTGGGGCCAGCAGGCCTGATACCACTCAGACACCACCAGCCGGCGCATCCTCACGTTGTCGCGGATGGCGAGGTTCTGGCTGTGGCTGGCGCACAGGTAGCGCAGGTGCGGCATGCGCTGCGGCCCCCACTCCCACGCAGGCCAGAACACGCCCACCAGGAGCGACTTCATCGTGCCTGGGGGGATGTTGATGAGGAGGCGGTTGAGCTTGACCCCATCGATCTCCTCGCCGGCTGTGACGGCCTCCAGATGGGCGCACAAGGCATCGATGTGCCAGCCATGGACATAGGCCTGCCCTGGCTCCACGATATGCCAAGCGAGGCGCACGAAGGCCGCAAGGCTCTCCTCGCAGTCGGCGCGATCAAGCTGGAGGAGGGCATCGCTGGGATCGACGGTCATGCCGTCGATCTTGATCAGCTTGGTCACTCTGTCGCCTTCGCCGCCTTCAATGCGGCACGCAGGGCGGCTCGAGCCTCGGGATCCAGGGCGGTGGCGTCAATGGTGGTCTTCACCTCGGTTTGGATAGCGCCGCCATCCTTGCCGGTGACCTCCTGAACCTTACGTTCAGTGTAATCTTCGCGGAACCGGGCCTGCATGCTGGTCTTCCAAACCATGGCATTGAAGCGGTCGGCATGAAGGCCTTGTAAGCCCATGTTTTCCCAGAAGATTTGCTCGGCCTGCTTCGCTCTCACAAGCGCTGAAGAAAACTCTGGGTGCTGCTCAGCCCAATCGTACAGGTTTACACGCATCGCATCGCAGGCTTCAGCCATCGCAACCATGCTGCCGCCTCGCTGGCCAACCTCGACAACGATGTCGCAGAACCTGGGCTGATACTTCGATGGGCGGCCTTCCTTGGCCTTCTGGAACGCCTTGGGAATAGCCTTAGCCTTCACCACAGCCGCAGGCGCGGCGGGCTTCGCTGGCTTTCCTTTGCGCTTGGGGGCGGGGCTGTTGGGCATTTGAGTTCTCCTGCCCCTGCATATACGAAAAACCCCCAGCTTTCGCCAGGGGTTTGTTGGTCAGAAGGTGGTGGGGGCCGAAGCCCCCCTGGGTTTTAGTCGTTGATGATCGTGGCCAACAGGCCGCCATGTTCCTGGCAGATGAAGCGAACGGAGTGCAGCTTGCCGTTCTCGTAAACCTCAGAGGTGCGAACAAACTTGGCCAGCTTGCCGGTCTTCGCGGAACGGATGTGAAAGAACCATTGGCCTTCGGCGTAATCGAGGCGGTTGCTCACGCCATGCGCCTCGCAGGCCGAAGCGGTGGCCACAAATTCGCGGCCAGAGAAGGAAAACACATTGCTTGGGACGATGGAGTTAATCTGGACTTCGTTCATGATCTTGATCCTGTTCTGATGATGAGAAGGTGGTGGGGGCCGAAGCCCCCCTGGGGTTTTAGATGTAAGAAACCTTAACGCCAGCCTGGGCTGCCAGGATCTTGGCGGTTTCAATGGCTTCTTTTTTGGTCGAGAACCACTCGGTACCCCAAGTGGCATCGCCCACAGGCATAACCAGCCACTTGCACTCGCGGGCGCTGATATCGATCAGGAGAGGATTCCAAGCGGCAACTTCAGCAATCATATCGAGCCGCTCACCCACCGCGATGTATTCGATTTGAGCCATGATCATAATCCTCTAAACCGGCACCAGCGCCGTGAGAGCGTTATGGCACCATGCGAGGCAGGGCGCAACACCCTATCTCGCATTTTGCAAAATTATTTTACGTCGGGTCAGGCATCAGCACATTCCCCACGGCGATGTAGAGCCCCATGGCCACAGAAGAGGATGCTGGCACGCTGGCGTAGCCCACTTGTTTATCCGTCTCATAAACAATCAGCAGCACAGACGGATCACGTGACAGAACCTCATCCAGGGCCTTGCGGGCGGATACGCCAATGGCGCAATCGTTAGGGTCTATCTTCTCGCCCTTCTTCACGCGGAACGCCCCGCCTGGACACGAACGCGGGGCTTGCCGGCGATTTCCTGGCCCCGGAACCAAGCCACGCCATTGATGATCTCACAAAGCTCAGGCGGCATCAGCATTCCATTCCTCCATGTCAGCACCGCGAAGCCTGGGGTCCAAAGCCGGGTGTTGCCTTGCATGTACCCGAAGCACGGCCAGTGAGGATCCGCAAGCATGCCGGTCTGCACGCCATACCGCCGGCCTCGCATGTCCACCATGGGCTTCACTTCCAGGCTGTGCGTATCGCCACTGACAAATGATACACCCGCCTTCACCGCATTGTTCCAGCCGGCGTGGATACCGCCATGGTAGCGGTGCATGATGACGGCATCGTTGAGATCCAGCCGGTGGCACATGCGCCAGTCAGGGAACTGGTTGGCGAAGTCGAACCCGTCAACGCCCTCAAACATGGCGGCGTTGAGGGCGAGGTATTTGTCAAATCGATCATCATGGTTGCCCCTGACCCAAAAGCGCAGGGCCTTTGGCGCTAGGCCCATGATGTCGTCCAGGTGCTGTTTGGCCGCCTCGAGTTCATCTTTGACTTTGACGCGCCTGTGCCAGCCAATGGGATCATGGCGGCTGGGCTCGCCCATGTCCACCAGATCACCCACGCTTAGGAGGATGTCAGGCTGCACCAGGGGGATGGCGCGTAAGAGGGCCTCGTGGGCAAGACTGCGGGGCTGGTGGAGGCTAGTCCAGTGGGCATCGGAGAAAGCAATTACGGTCGCGTTGAGATGCGTGATTTTAAGTGTTAGTTCGCATTCAGGCGGATTGTCAGGGTCATAAGCCACGGCCATTGCCTTGTGTGCTTTTCTCACATCCGGCTTACCAAATCGACTTATCGCCGCCTCATAATGATTAGCGGCTGTTTTATTGCTTATCGGAGGATTGAATGCTCTGGCCGCTGCGGTGACATTGCCGTGTACTAAAACGGCATTATAAACTTCTTCGATGTCGGACCATTTATATGAAGGTTGGGCCATTGGGGTATCGAACCTCTCTGGTCAAAAAAAAGGGGAGCCTGGATGGCTCCCCGCGCATTAACTGCGAATTGGTCGAGATGCTAGGTAATTCTTCATGTCAAGATCGGCGTTCTCAAATGCTTCACGAAGAGTGACCTTGTTGTGATCCAGCCACTTCTGGATTAGGTGCCGGGCTTCCCATCGAGGTTCTGCTCCAGCGCCGTGGCAGGCTTCCAGGTAGAGCCTGCGAAGATAGTCTCGCTCGAGTGCGTGCATGGCTGTCACTCCTGGCCTGCCACGCGGCGTTCAATCACATGAAGCACCTTACCGTCAGGGCGGGTGACGTAGAAGGGCGGCTGGGTCATGCCGGCGCGCTGCATGGGGAGCTTTGGCAACACGATAAACGTGCTGCCTTCGCCATTGAGCCAGTAACCCCACTCGACGGTGGGGTCATTCGTGTACGTCTCTTCGGTCATTTCGTTTCTCCATTCATTGCTTGAGACAGCCTGCGCCGCACGGGGATGTTCGTCCAGACATCTTCGATTGCTATGAGTTCCAGCAGCAGCATGACGCCCGGGTGGATGGGAACCTTACCGGCAAGCCAGCGGTAGAGGGTAGATTGGTTGATGCCGCAGACCTTGGCGATGACGGCATCAGTCAGGCCGATCTCATCCAGAGTCTGCCGCAGGTGGGCGGGGGTAGGGGTCACAGCGCATACTCCTCTGCGTCGATCCAGTAAGCCTGACAGGCGTGACGCCAGCCATCGCGGAAGGCATCGCGCAGGTGGCTCTGGAGGTAGGGGTTGAGGTCATCGATGTCAGCGATGACTTTGCCGACATGCCGCTCGAAAGCGTGGAAGCCCAGGGTGTAAGCTGCGAGGTAGGCGTCCATATTCATGATCGTGATCCTTGATGATGGGAGAGTGGCGAGGGCTGTTAGGCCCCCGCTCTTTTGGGGTGTTAGTCGCATGCTGCAAACTTCCTGGCCTGGGCGCTCAAGGCGTCGGCCTTCTTGTTTAGATCAAGGGAACGCTTATTCCGGCCATCGAGGTAAGCCAAATACGCCTCATAGCGAAGGCGGTTAGCCTCTTGTTCAAGGTGATGGCGGGTGAGTGGTATGCTTTTGGTCATGTTCTTGTTCCTGTTCTGATGATGAAAGAGTGACGGGGGCTGTGAGGCCCCCGCCTTGAATTAGCAAACCACCTTGGGCTTGGCCTTGAGGGTTTCGACCAGAGTGACCTTGGTGCAGGTGGCGATCTGGTCAGCGGTGAGAAACTGAGTGACCAGCTTAGTGTCGATGGTCTTGCGCTCGGAGAGGGTGACGGTCACGTCAGCCATCTCGCCTTCAACCAGGGAGAGGCCGGTGGCCTTGATCTCGGCCTTGGCGGCGTTGAGAAGCTTCTCGATGCGGTCGGCCTCGGCCTTGAGGGCGGCGAAGCGGTCGGCAAGGGTAAGATTGTCAAACATGGTCTTGATCCTGATTTTGTGTCCCGGCTCGCTGCCGGTGAAAGAACGTATAATTGCACCGTGCGATGGACGCAACAGGAAAATGCGTCCCTCGGTGATTTTTTTATCGAGCAACCCACATGGCGAAAATGCTCAGCAGGATGGCGCACAGCCACAGCAGGAGTTCCACGTCCTTGTCCTTCCCCAGGTGATATCCACCAGCAGCAGCGAGAAACAAGGCGATGGCGTGCATGAGGAGGGCGATGAAGGAGTAGACCATCTTATTCCTCCAGCAGATCGGTCAGCACTGCGGCGGTAAACCGCACGGCTTCGGCTTGAGTGGCATATTCCTGGGCGGCATCTTCATTGCCCAGGGACACCTCGGCACCATAGAGCCTATCACGCAGCCGCGCCTGCTGCTCCAGGACGCGGATTGCGTAGGCGATCTTCTCGGCGGCTTCTTCGGTCATTAGCTGTCCTTCCGCGCAGCCAGGGAGAGGGTGGGCTTGCTCCTGGTGGGCGTCACGGTATGCACGGGAGGGGCATAGTGGGGCATGACTTTACCGATCAGAGAGCAGTTCAGGACTATGTCGCCTCGGTCGATCCAGACGCGCTCGCCGGTTTGGCGGTCATCGTCAAAGTACAATTGACGCGCCAGGATAAATGGATCTTCGCACATTGCCGCGCAGAACTCTGAGCAGTCGGCGCTGGCGTGTTCGATGATAAGCTGGTGGACGTAGCCCTCGCCTCGGCTGTTGGGCATATTCATCGTGACCATAAATCTCATTTTTCAATTCCTGTTTGATAGCGGAAGGGGGTTGGTGAAGCGGAAATAGCTTAGGGGGTCAATCCTCATCCTCCTTCCAATTTGTTTCACGCCACTGTGCCGCCAGACCAACTCCAGCGCAAAGGGCGGCAATCACGACGCCGCCGATCAACGCAATCCAAAAAAAATTGATACTCATTTGGCTGTTCCTTTTCTGCCACGTTTCGTCGGAGGGGGTGCGGCTGTAGAATGCCCCTGTAGCACCTCCTGTAAGGCCGCCTGATGCCCTCTGGCATCAGTCTGGGGGGTAGGGTGCGGAGAAGCCTCTAAAGCCTCTAGCGCCCCCTCCATGAGTGTTTCATCAACATCAAAACTTGGCACGGGGTCGTCACCATCGAAAACTGGCTTAGGCCTATCTCTTTCGACAGTAGCACCAGGGAAGGCCACCTTGGTCGCGTTGATCACGGCACTGTTCTGCGCCATCACCACCCGCACCACCTCCTCGAGGGTCCACGTGGCCACCACGCGCCCATCGTGCTTGGCGCGGAGGATCTCGACCTGGGCGTGTTCGGTGTCGCGGCAGATCACGACGATGGTACCATCGTCAGCCTTCTGCTCCCACAGGCCTGGGGGGAGAGGCTCAGCGCCCGCCGCCGTAGCCGCAGCGTCCATGCCGCGCCAAGCCCGCATCATCATCTGGTCCTTATCGGCCTGGGTGGTCCATTCGTCTTTGCAGGCCTCGAGGGTAGCCACCCACCGGGCTTGCGCCTCCGGTGGCACAAGCCGGGTCAGCCGATCGATGCCCCACTTCCTCTCCATGGCATTTGAGAGGTCATCGAGTGGAGTGATGGATGGTGGGATGGGAGGTAATGTCATTGGTCGATTTCCATGTTGATGTCTTTGATACGATCCATAATGGCCTTCACGAGGCGCTCTTTAGCGCGCAGCCCCTCGCGGAAGGGGTACGCTGCGCGATTGGCCCTGTCGAGTTCCTCATACAGGGGGCGTGAGCCTTTCCAACCCACCTGGGTCGGAGGGTGGCCATGAATTTCAAAATGCATCACCAGCCGCTCACGTGCCGCTGCGATCTTGGGGAGTTCGCCATTCAGTTTGGCCTTAAAAGCATCACGTTGCCGCTGCTCCTGCATCAATTCCAAGTAAAGCCCTTCAGCTTCTTTTCTAAGATCATCCAAAGAATAAGCTCGCCCCGCCGTCTTGGCGCGTGTGCGTCGATCTGCGACGACTCCAGGAGGAGCAGTCGGCGCGCGCCGATGCGCCGAGCAGCTAGTACCAAAAAAAGTCGTCGCACCCCCCTTTTGCGCCGACTCTGCGCCGACTTTGCGCCGACTTTGGTTCCCGAACAGGTCATTCATGGGGTGCTGCCTCCGCTCTCACTTGGCTCTTCATCTCAAGTAATTTATCAGTATCCACTACGTACTTGTTGCGCTTCTTTCTTACCTCAGGGTCATGGTATTCTTCGATCTTAAAGAGCCCACTAGCTTCCCAGGCCTTCAGCATACTTTTAGCCTGATCTGGCGTCTTGCCGGCATCTTCAATGATTACTTGGCCTGCCCAGCGCTCTTTGGCGTTCACAACTGGCGACCAGAAGGTTCCGTCGCCTCGATCTGTGACGATTTTATCGATCATTGCAACGACCATGGCCATAGGAACACCCTGCCAGGGTGACGGTGCCTTCCACCTTGTGACGGCCTGAACGTGGTCACCATTGGGAAGGGTGACTGAGTTCAGCTTCAGCCAGACGGCATCGAGAGGGGGCGGCGCGAGGTTGAGTTTTGCGTTGTCGGCGCGGATGTAGAAGCGCCTCTCATCGACATCGATGCCGAAGGTGCCTGCCTCCTTCTCTGACATCACGCCGAGAGTGACGGCGGCGCGGGAGGCATCGATGAGGGCTGAAGCGCCTCTGAAGGCATCAGCGCTTCCTGCCTCGCCGCCCTTACGGAAGTGGTGCATGAGGAGGATGGCGCACTTGGCTTCGTCTGCCACGCGGTTCCAAAGGGATGCTGCGAAGTCCACCTGCTCATTGCGGTTCTCCTCCAGCCGGTGGGATTTGACGAAGGGGTCAACCACCAGCATGCGGATCTTGCGCGCCTTCAATTCCTCCACCAGGGCATCAACGATGGGCAGGCAAAGGATTTCACCGTCCTGAGAGCGCTCGGCCACCACCAGGGGGCGGTCACGGCCACTGTCGAGGTAGAGTTTACCTTCTAGCTCTGCCGGGTCGATCTGGTGCTGGATGCATGCGGCCCAGACGCGGCGAAGGGTTTCATCCTGGGGGTCTTCCAGGTTGTAGATCCACACGGGCCCAGGCTTGTGTACAGGCTCATCCAAGAGGGGCCTGTTGAGGGCTATGGAGAGGGCGACGCCCAGGCCATATGCGCTCTTACCCGTGCCTCCAGGCGCGCCCAGGACGCTCAGGAAGCGCTCGATCAGATAGTGGCCATAGATCCACTGGCGGGGGGCTAAGCCGGCCAGGAGGTCAGCCTTGAAGGGCGTGGCGGGGAGTTCATTCACTTCGCCGGTTTCGTGATCGTGTTGTGGCGATTGACTGTGCCACTCATCCGGGTCTGACTTTGGCCAGCCTAGGGTGGTACTGGTTTCCCGCACAGCCTGCCCACGCCACGTGGGGGCCACGAAGAACGGGCTGGAGGCTCTGGCGAGGTAGTAGAGGGATCCGAACCCGATCTTGCGAGGGGGGCTCTTGTGAAAGCTCTGCCATATACGCAGGCACTCGTGGTCCTGGTGCTTCTGAGACTTACATGACCAGCGCTGGAAGGCCTCCAGGCCTTCGCCCGCACCGGCTGTTGCGGCGTATGTGGCAAGGCCTACCCTAACCCAGTCGTCATACTCGACATCCAGGTTGGTGATGGCGGCCAGTGCCGCCACAACGTCTTGGAGAGGGGCGTGAGCCTCCTCTCTCGTCTTGGCTGGGCCTTCGTGGGTCTTGATGGCAGTCTGCCTTCCAGCCTTCGCCAGAAGGTCTAGGACGGGGCCGCTGATGTCTGACATGGCGGTGGCAGCACCGGGCAGGTGAATGCCGGTCACAGTCACGTATCTGGCTGCCCGGAAGAACACCTCACCATGGCCGCCTCCTGGCAGCTTGTAAGGGGTGTGTATTGGGGCGTGGAGAAAGCCACCGTGAGTGCCAATGATCCTGATGCCACGGCCAGAGGGCGTAATCTCGGTGTATGAGTTACAGGCCTCGACTAGTTCAGAGGCCCACTCTGCTAGCTCACCAGTTTCAGGGTCACGGCAATCATCAAGATCCAGATAAACGTGCTGAGTATCATCCCGTAGAACATATCCGATCCCATCCAATTGACCGCCGGCGAGGGCGCGTTCTGCCGCATCAAGATAGGCCCAGGTGTTGGGCTTCTGAGTGCTGGCGTGAAAATCTGGAAAGTTGACGCAATAGAGTGGCTTATCCCATCCGCCAT